AACCTTCAGGTTATTACAGAAAAGACCGAAAAGGGTGGCAGTACATATGTCATCGAAGGCGTGTTTATGCAGGCCGATAAAAAGAATAGAAACGGACGGATATACGATAAGAGTATCCTAGAAGGTGCCGTTGATAAATATGTAACAGAACAAGTCAAGACAGGTAGAGCAGTCGGTGAGTTAAATCATCCAGAAGGCCCTACTATTAATCTTGACAAAGTTTCACATAAGATTACAGAACTCAGATTTGAGGGAAGTGATGTTATAGGAAAAGCATCAATACTGAACACCCCTATGGGCAATATCGTAACTGGTTTGTTAGAAGGTGGAGTAAAGCTTGGTGTATCAAGTCGTGGTATGGGAACTCTTGTGAATAAACAAGGTGTGTCGCACGTTGGAAAGGATTTTATGCTTTCTACCGTGGATATCGTTCAAGACCCTTCGGCTCCAGAGGCGTTTGTCAATGGAATCATGGAAGGTGTTGAATGGGTATGGAACAACGGAATACTTTGTCCACAAGACATTGAAGAAATTGAGACTGAAATAAAGGAAGCTCGAGGTGTTGGCTCTGCTAATATTGAGATTAAAGCTTTTAAGAATTTCCTCTCTAAACTTGTAAATTCTTAATAGGAGAATACAAAATGTCAAAAGACGAAAATAAACTAGAAAATGATCTAGCAGTCGATGGCATATCAGAAGATGCTGAAGAGCTTGAGAACGAGCTCGTTGAAGACCAACAAGTTGAAGACGAAGAAGTTCTTGATGAAGCTAAGGTAAAAGAAGAAGAAGACGAAGATGACGAGGAAGAAGAAGTCGAGGAATCTGCAGATGATGCAGAAGACGAAGACGAAGAACCCGAAGTCAAAGAAGTTTCTATTCCGAAGACCAAAGCTGGAGTTATTCAAGCAGCAGTTGATATGTTGAAGAAAGCTAGAAAAGAAGATGCGCAGAAAATATATGCTAAAATGGCGAAAGTCGATGAATCCGAAGATGATGGATCCGTTGCTAAGAGTATTAAGGCCGCTCCTCAGAAGAAAAACGAACTTAAGGCGAAAGCTAAAGTTGAGTCCGTTGACTTCTCAGAAGACCTAGATGCTGTAATCGCTGAAGAAGCTACTTTATCTGATGGGTTCCGTGGCAAAGCCGGTGCAATTTTTGAGGCAGTACTTACTAGTAAGCTATCTCAAGAAATGGACAGACTTGAAACTGAGTACGCGCAGAATCTCGAAGAAGAGGTTTCCGAAGTTAAGAGTGAACTAGTTGAGAAGGTTGATTCCTACTTAAACTATGTTGTTTCTAACTGGATGGAGACTAATGAAGTTGCAGTAACCGAAGGTCTTAGGACTGAAATTGCTGAAGACTTTATGACTTCTTTACAATCAGTGTTCAAAGAACATTATATCGATGTACCCGAAGGTAAAGTTGATTTGGTAGACGATCTCGCCGAACAAGTTGCTGAACTGGAAGTTACATTAAACAAAACCACAGAAGATAATATCAAACTACATGAATCAGTTCAAACTTTAGAAAGAGCTGATATAGTAAGAGAACAATCTTCAGGGCTTGCCGACACAGAAGCTGAGAAGCTAGGCGCTTTGGTTGAAGATATTGAATTCGATAACAAAGATAACTTTGAAATGAAAGTTAGAGTTGTTAAAGAGTCATACTTCACAAAAGCAATTAGTGAATCAGTAGATGAACTATCAAGCATTGCAGGTACTGACGAGGTTCAAACCGAAGTTAGTGATGTTATGTCAAGATATACACAAGCAATCTCGAAATTTAACAAGTAATCTAATAGGAGAAAACATAAAATGTTTAATTCAGATACAAATCTAATGGAAAAATGGTCTCCAGTACTAGAACACGGTGACGTACCTAGTATTCAAGACAAGTACAAGAAGGCTACTGTAGCCAGATTGTTGGAAAACCAAGAAATGGCACTTCGCGAAGATGCCGCAAATATGGGCGGAAACTTCATCTCTGAAGCAGCTGCACCTAACTCAGGCGCCGGTGGCGCTAACATGGCTACTTTTGATCCCGTTCTTATCTCTTTGGTAAGACGTGCAATGCCTAACCTCATCGCTTATGATATCGCTGGCGTTCAGCCAATGACTGGACCTACTGGTCTTATCTTTGCAATGAAGTCTAAGTACAGCACACAGGGTGGAACTGAAGCTCTTCATAACGAAGCTGATACAGACTTCTCTGGAACTGGAACTCATCAAGCAGATCCAACTGGTTTAGTTGGTGTTCTTGATGCTGACACAGATGGTAGTATCGCTGATACTGCTGACACAGTCTCTACTCACGGTGAAGGTCTTACGACTGCAGCTGCTGAAAGACTTGGTGTTGGTGAGTCTGGTGACGGATCATTTGGTGAAATGGCATTCTCAATCGAGAAAGCTACAGTAACTGCTAAGTCACGTGCTCTTAAAGCAGAGTACACTATGGAATTAGCTCAAGACCTTAAAGCAGTACACGGTCTAGATGCTGAAGCAGAACTTGCTAATATTCTTTCTTCTGAAATCCTTGCGGAAATCAACAGAGAGTTAATTAGAACTGTCTATAAGAAAGCTACTATTGGTGCTTTGACTTCAAACGTTGCTCTTAAAGGTGCGTTTAATGTTGACACAGATGGTGACGGTCGTTGGATGGTTGAGAAGATCAAAGGTCTTATTATGCAAATCGAAAGAGAAGCTAATCAGATCGCCAAAAGCACTAGACGTGGAAAAGGTAACTTTATTGTTGTTTCTTCTGACGTAGCCTCTGCAATTGCAGCTGCTGGTGTTATGGACTATGCTCCTGCAATGTCTACTGGACTTCAGGTTGATGATACTGGTAATACCTTTGCTGGTGTTATGAGTGGAAGAATCAAAGTATATATTGATCCATATGCTACTGGTGACTTCGTATGTGTTGGTTACAGAGGTACTAACCCATATGATGCTGGTCTATTCTATTGCCCATACGTTCCTTTAACTATGGTTAAAGCCGTTGGTGAGAATGACTTCCAGCCTAGAATCGGATTCAAGACAAGATACGGTATGCAGCAGAACCCATTCGTGGGTGTTGCAGCAGGTGCTGGTACAGATCGTGCCAACCCGTACTTCAGAATCTTCCGTGTTGACGGACTTATGACTTAATTTTAAGTTATATTGATTCACCTAAAGGGACTCTTCGGAGTCCCTTTTTTTATGCCTTATATTTTAACCCTTATAAATACTATTATGGAAGACATATACAAAGATGGAAGATGGAATTACTGGGGTCTAGTAGAAGATCCTGAAGAGGAAGAAGATGACACTAACAACCAATAAGAACTTTTTGAGTCCAGTAGGGTTTCACTTTGCTGTAAGCGCTCAGAGCTTTCCAAACCTTGAGTATTTTTGTACGGCAGTGACCCTGCCCGGCATATCTCTTTCGGAATCAAATGTACCCTTCAGAGGCACTAATATTGCCATGACTGGTGATAGAATAAACTTCGATGCACTTGCAATTAGGTTTAATGTAACAGAGAATATGGATAACTACATTGAAATGTTTAACTGGATGCATAACATCATTAAAGACCCTCTGGGTGAATCCTATAAGTTTGATGCAACACTATCCATACTAACATCACATAACAATGTGAGTAAAGAGATATTATTTAAAGATTGTTTCCCTACAACACTGTCTGCCTTAGAGTTCTCTACTCAGCAAACCGATGTTGAATACCTCCAAGCAGATGCTTCATTCAAGTATACATACTATGAGATAAAATAAAGGTTTACTTTTGTCTGTATTTGTAGTATAATAGTACTTAAAACAGATTATTTTTAAACCAGTGAGATTACATTATGAATAACTTAGAAAAAATATTAGAAATGTGGAAGAAAGACTCTCTCATAGACGAGATGAGACTTGATGAATCCTCCCGGGATTCGGCTAAACTCCACTCCAAATACCTAGAACTATATAGCGTAAATAAGATGCGACTTAAAAAGCTCGATCTTGACTTTAAGATTATTCTTAGAGATAAGTTTATGCATTATAACGGTAAACTAACTAAAGCAGAGATGGACGAGAAAGGGTGGGATTATGATCCACTTAATGGGTTAACTGTACTTAAAGGCGATATGGATAAATGGTATGATGCCGATCCAGTTGTTCAAGCTCATCAAGCCAAGATGGAATATACAAAAGAAATGTGTGATTGTCTTAAAGAGATAATGGAGAACATTAAGTGGCGTCATCAGAATATCAAGAACATGATCGAGTGGAGAAAGTTCACTAGTGGTATTTAAAATATACGAACATAGATATGGCCTTAAGGGACAACAGTTTGCATATGCAGCCGACACGATTAGGTTATCTTTAGAAATGATGGGTCATACCGAAGGTGATAATCCAGACTTACACATATATAACCATACGTGTAGAGACTTAGAACCGGACATGCCAAAGAATAGTATCATATTCAAACCTACAGCACCTACCAGCAAACACTTTCAAATATGCGATACTGGGTATGCTAATAGTTCTGCTCTTACATTCGAGGATCCAACTGTATACACTGATTGGAGAATATACGACACTACCGAGTGGAATGAAATACAATCCCTCATAGCAAGAAGAGCTAATAAATGGGATCAATCAGTTCTAATAAACGGTTGGGATGAAGTTAAAGATATAACGGACGATCACATACTTGTTATAGGTCAGATGCCAGAAGACGAGACTGTAAATGGTTTTGGATTTAAAGGTCATATTAGTAGGATAGATATGATTCTTGATAAACTAGAAGGGGAGAATATAGTACTTAAACTGCACCCCAATTATAAGCCATCATTACCTGCAGAGAAACGAGCTTATAGAAAATGGGAAGAAATGAGTAATGTGCAAATTCTAAAAGGGTTTACCACAATACATTCTGTGTTACCTAAGACTCGTGTTGCTATAGTAGATAACAGTACTGCTGGTATAGAGTGTATGATGCATGATGTTCCTATGATTACATATGGCTATCCAGACTATCATTGGGTTACCCAAGATATGAGATCCTTAACTCAGCTACGAGGTATGATAGCTACAGTTGATCAATGGTATGATAAAGAATTAACACGAAGGTTCTTATGTTACTACATTTTTGAGTACCTTTGTAGCGATATAGATACTACTATGAATAGACTGAAAGAATTATTATAATGGATATAATAAAAGTCAAAAAGAAGAATGAATCCTTCTTGGAGATAATCACAGATCCCTCCA